GTTCAGAGCCATACAATGTTCTGCTTTACTGATAACATAATCAAATTCAATTTTGTTTGCACCAAAAATTGGAGAAACAATTACCATAGCCAAAAGGCTTGCAATGTATTTTTTCATTAGTCTGTCTTGCTATCTAGATATGCTTCTAGTAAAGCATCACCTTCTAATTTTTCACCAAAAATATGAATAAGCTTTCCATTTTGGAATCTTTCAATATGACCATCTGGATATGAATAATCAGTTACCATCCCGCCATTATCAAAATGTTTTTTGGTCTCTTCTGTTTCATACCACATAGATGTTAATCCATGCATATGAACACCTGATGATTGTTTAACCCATTCTTCAGCTTCAATCATCTTTTCGTACTTCTTTATTAGTTCTGTGTACTGTGTCACTTTTTTTACTTCCATATATTTCATCTTTTAATTCATCGAGGGCATTCTCGAGATCTTTTAAATGTGGATAACGTGTATACGCAGGATGCGCATACTTACTCATAACATCAGCCGCGTCATCAACAGCTGAAGGTTCATAAGGTCTTTCAATTGGATTATCTGATTCATAATTCAAGTCCTTATTCTCCTTGTTAAAAATTCTGTCCCAGTTGTCATTAAACTTTTTAGTATCTTCGGGTCTTCGTTTTGAGCCCTTACCGCCGTGCCATTTACTCATAATCTACCTAACTGACTCATTGATTGATGAATTCTATCGACATCAGGGTCGTTAAGATATCCATATATTCCTAAATCATAATTCTTATATTCAGACATAAAGTCAAGTGGTGGCTCACAGAAAGTTTGGTCTTCTCTATCCATAAAAGCAACTTCCCACTTACCTTCTTCATATCCATAAGAACCAGTAAACTTTACAGCTGATACAATATAATCATCATAATCAAATTGTATTCGCACTCCATCGTGCCATTTTTGTTTTGCAGGCCATTTAGGCATTAATCTTCCCTCTCTCCAAATCCATAGTCGATTACAACTGGAAATCTTGGTATTCCATCTGGTGTTTCATTGAAATATCTCAATGTTGCCCAATCTGGTGCTTTACCATCTTCCCATAATTTTTTCAATACTTCTTGAGTACCACGAACTCCAGAACCAAATTCTGTTCCGTCAGGTTTGGCTAATATAAAGTGTTTTGTATATCCAGCCCAGTTACCTTTACCTTCTAACATTTTAACAACTCGGAATTCATCAGTAATAAATTCTTTACGCTTTAATAGAAATTTACTTCTTTTGTTTTCGTAAGGCTTATCGTATCGTACCATCTGCCCTTCGTAACCAGCTTCTGTCCATTGCCCGTAAAGCTCATCTAAACTCTCTTGAGATTGTACCATAATAGTTTCAACAACTCTCAAGCTATTAAATCCTGGTGCATTTAAAAGTGTCATACCAAACTTAAAAAATCTTTCGCTAAACAACATGTCAGGCTTAGAAGTGTCATACATGTCATACACATGGTATTGAACAAGTTTTTCAGATTCAGCAAAATCTTCTTCTGTGCTTTTCAGTTTACGAACTAGAGAAGTAATCTTATTAAAATCTTCTTTTAGCTCGTGATTGTAAAGCTCACCATCAAAAATATACTCTGGATGCTCATCGAAGATTGGCTTAAGTTGTTCCCAAATGTGTGGGCAACTTGTAATTGGTTTTGCTTGACGTGTCCATAAACCATCTTTATTAGCAATACAACGAATACCATCTAGTTTTGGTTGAGCGATGATTGGAAATTCAACACCGTCTTTATAACCACCAGCAAGCATTGGTTTAAATGCTTCATAAGAATCAATGTCTTTGATATCTTTAAAGTACTCTTTTTCTAGTCGTCTGTCGTAAATACTCATTGCTTCAGAAATAGCTTGAGTATAAGCAGTGGTCGCATTTGCACGACCAACATTTTTTGCTTTGGATTCATTCCAACCTGAGGTAACAAGCTTTCCACCTTTAAGACCTGCTATACTACGAGTAGCTGCAACGTCATCTGAGTCCCAACCATATTGAATAGTTAGTTCTCTGATTTTACCTTTTGTATCTCTCTTATAGAGAGTTGGTAATGATGATATGTTTTTCATTAGCCTCTCCTCATTTTAGCAATTTCTTCTGCTTGTTTAGTACCTTTCATAACAGGTACTGCATTTGATTTGTGCATAGTAGCGATACCTACAATGAGGTCGCCAGTATACTTTTGTGTTTCTTTAGCAGTACCGCGGCCATCAGACTCTGTCAATGGTGCTGATGGATAAAGCTCACGATGTCTGTCGTTAGACCTCCAGTTAGTTTCTGCTTTGTAAGGTTTGAATTCTGTTTTGATTTTTGTACGACCATAACAATAATCGATGTATTGTTGAAGTGTGTCGTATCGTAGGTCGTGGAGACCTTTACGTTTCATGTCACGATTGTGCTGTCGCCATTGCAGCTCAAGCTCTTGTATTTTTGCTTTGGTCAATTTGACTTTGCGCCTTTTGGTGCTGATTGTCGATAAACCTCTAGCTAATCCCATAATATAAACCTTCAAATAAAATACAATTATAACACATTAGAATTGATTTGTCAACCCTAAAAGGGGAGTCGGTGGTTGTCCGTTTGGGTGTTCCGTACTTACAGTCAGTATGTCGCTGGTTCTGGTGTTCCCTACTAGGAGCGGTAGCCGTCGTGGGTCCTTGCAAATTTGCTCGCCGTCATGGTTTATTCCCACCAACTCTTTGTTTGTTTACCTTCGGCCTCTATAGCCTCTTGGTAAGTTACTTTGTAAACTATCCTTTGCTACTTGTTTAAGCCATCTTTTTCTACCTTCGGCAGCTTTACGCTTTCTTTTGGCAGTTGGCTTTTCGTAAAATTCTCTAGCTCTTAATTCTTTTATAATTCCAGCTTTTTCAATCTGTTTTCTAAACTTCCTTAACGCTATATCGAAAGGCATATCTTGTGGTGGCCTTCTATCTTTTGGATGTCTTGGCCTTGCTCTTAAATCAACAGTTCTACCATTGATTTGTTTAGTATTATTAAATTTTCTCATATTGGGTATATTATATCAAATAAAAATGCATTTGTCAACCCTTTTGTTAAACTTTTTTCAAATAAAAAAGGGGACAAAATGTCCCCTCCAAAAACGGCCAGGCAGGATGTCACCCACGTGGATTGTTTTTGATTAGGCTCCCCTAAGAAACTCTAATACTGTTTCAGGTGACGTTTCTCCGTAAGGGTCTGTTTCACAATCATCAGACTTACCAGGTTCAACGAACATCTTTTCGACAACACCATCATTTACAATCATAGCGTATCTCCAAGACCTTGCGCCAAAACCTAGGTTATCTTTACGAACAAGCATATCCATACCAGCGGTAAATGAGCATGAACCATCTGGAATAAATTTCACATTTTGTACGCGTTGGTCTTGCAACCATGCGTTCATAACAAAAGCGTCATTACATGATATACAGTAAACATCATCAATACCCTCTGCTTGAAAATCTTGGAATCTAGCTTCATAGCCAGGTACTTGGAAGTTCGAACAAGTTGGAGTAAATGCACCTGGTAGCGAGAATACAATTACTCTTTTACCGCCAAAATAATCGTCGGTTGTGAGCTCTTGCCATTCAAAATCACCAGTATCTACGTTTCGAGAGCGTGTTTTAAATACTACGTCTGGGACTCGTTTGGTCATAATATATTTCCTATAGGTTAGTGAGAGGGCATTGCGCCCTCTCGTTCAATTAAAAGTTATTCTACTAAGAATTCCTTTTTATTATCAATTTTAATTTTTTGTGGTCTCTTTTCTTCTGGAATGATTCGCTCCAGTCCAATAGTTAGTAGACCATTTTTAAAGCTTGCACCGATAACTTCAATGTCATCTGCTAGTGTAAAGCTTCGGGTAAATTTCCTTTTGGAAATTCCTTTATGTACAAAGGTATCAGTAGTATCATCTTTTGTATCATATACAGACTTGATAGTCAACTGATTTTCTTTGACTTCAATATCCACATCATCTTCTGTAAGACCTGCTAAAGCAAGTTCAATAGAGAACTTAAGCTCGTCTTTTGAAGTGCGAATATTATAAGGTGGGAATCCTGATTGTAATTGTCCAGGATGTCTTTCTATCTCGACCAATCTATCGAAGATTCGGTCAAAGCCCACTGTGAACGGGGCGAGGTTATGTATATTAAATCCAGTCATTTTTTATCTCCTTTTAAGCAAGATTATTATACTATTAATATTTGGTGGCTATTAGCACACCGCCTATGTGGACCGATAATTCGTATCCACAAAACTATTTATACAGCTTCTGCGTGTTCTTTAATAAAATTTTTAATAAAATTTCTGATTTCACGCGATGCAGATGTGTCATCATCTTTGCATATCTGTATGAATTCTTTCTTTTGTTCTTTGTTAATCTTAATTATTAACGTGTCATCTTTTTTCATGTTTGTCACCTAATTGTCACATAGAAGTTTCATTTGTTATAAATAAAAGGTATATACAATATATTTATAGGAGAAATACAATGCTACACGATTTATTTAAAAAATTCGACAAACTAATGAAGTCTGGCGATTTCTTTAAGGTCGCTAATAAGTACTTAGCTACTCTTCTCATTGTTCCTTCATTAGCTTTCGCAGATGAAGTTAATATTCGCAATATAGACCATACAACTATAATGACTAAAGATGCAATGGTTATATTAGACAAAAAAGCTGGTAAATTTTGGAACGCTAGTTTAGACTGTAAACTTCCAATTACTACCGACTCTAAAGTCAATTTTAAGACTGCCACAAGGACAATCAAAAAAGGTTCAGAACTAACATTTATTATTGGTTCTAAACAAAAAGATGAGCACCTATGTAGAGTTACGACTCTAGCGGCGCTTTAATCTCCAGTACTTCCAATACCTCCGTCTCGGTCAGTTTTCTGGCCGGGGCGTTCACTAACAAATTCTGGTATATGTTGATGAATAGGCTCAATCATACATTGAGCTAATCTTTCACCATGTACTATTCGTGCTAAACTATCTGAAATATTAAGTAGAAGAATATGTGTTTCTTCGACATAATCACAATCTATAATACCTACTCCGTTACTGAGCGCTAAACCTTTTCTAGCAGCTGCACTTGAACGAATAAACATTTTCATTACGTGATGGTCAGGTATATCAAAAATTAAACCTGTTGGAACCAGCGCTCTTTGCCCTGGGTGTAATAGAAACGCAGGTTCGCCTTCAATCTCTTTAGTTAATATATCAACTTTTCGATTTACTGTATTATACGCTTGTATCTTTTCACCAGTCACAAAGGCTGCAGAAATATCGAAGCAAGCACTGCCTCGAGTAGCGTAAGTTGGAAGGATTGCACATTCTTTTGTTTTGTACACATTCATATTATATAAGTCACCAATTTGTTATATTGTTAACTAGTTTTTGCGTTACCAATATTGTATTTTACAGTTAGTTCCCAATCGTCTTTTTCTTTAAACGATATAATTTTAATTTGATTTAATGATGCTACTGGGTCTTTTGTCTTTTCAGCATCTACAATCTTTACTAATTCCCACTCTTCTAATAGGTTAACAATTGTGTTCCTACGAGCGTGGTCTTCTTCTGTAAAAGTATTATGCTTACCGTCAAGGATAAACAATTCTTTAAAATGCAGAATTGCATATCTACCCTTCTTGTGTAGAATGTGGCAGGACTGAAATAGCTTCTTGTCTTTACGACTTGAAATACCAATCCTAGTGAGTGTTTCTTTGATTTTTAAGAAACTGTCGGGTGTAGGAAGCGTTACTTCAACGCCAACACCTCTAAAAATATCTTCTTGTTCCATGATACATATTCACCTTTTTAATTATTGTGACTGATGGTATATAACCACTATAAGATTTATTTATCTTTTTCAAATCTTAACCTCCTGTCACAAGTCGGTCGTGAACACTTTGAAGCTGTTCTTCATTCAGAACTTTGAGATATTGCTTTGCCACTGTTCGGTTACATTGATATACTTCTTGTATCGCATCGAGATTCACGTCTTTATCGGCCTTCGGCCACTTAGAGAATCTCTTACGCTTTCGTAATACAGCACGGTAGTAATCAAACTGTGCTGCTGGGAACAACTCATGTCTTTGATTCATTTCATTAGCATGTAGTATTGTATCTTCAAAGTTAGTAAATCCACGATTAACGATATAAGCATTGTATTGCTTTTCAGTTATATCTGGATTCTCACTATCTTTGATAAGGTCTGCCTTCGTAAAAGAGGCAGCATTCATAAAATCAAATGGACTCAAATCACCCTTTGCCATTTTGTATCTCCTCTATAGTCATAAGCATCTCGTTCATGTCTTTTGCGCAATCAGCACACATTTTGAGTTCCGCTTCACCATCTTTTGCTTGGTACTTTAGAGTGTATTCTTCACCTCCTTCTACACTCACATCACAGTAAAAGCATTTGTGTGATTTACGAAAATCAATTTTCATTAGACATACTCGGATTCAATCATAACTTCGGTTAAGAAGGCAACCATGTTAACCTCTTGGTCTGCTACGAAGTTTGCTTTGTACATATAATCAGCAAGAGTCACAATAAATCCTGGTTGAGTTTTAAATTCAACTTTATGTGTTGCTGCATCGTAGATACGTCTGAACATTTCATTCATATCTTGGTCTGAGTTTTTTGCTACCCATTTGCGCATATTCGTAAAGTCTTTTGCTTTGAGCAGACTGAATAGTTCATCAATACTCTCTTGTTTGAGATTTACAAATATACCTTCGTCGATTTTACCTGAAGCTGCATAAGATTGTAGTTCAGTCAATACACGACGGAAATCTGGAAAATGTTTTTCAATAACTTTTGCTACAACACCTTTATCGTAAGCAACATTCTCATTCTCAAGAATATTAATAACGCGTTTAAAGAATTGCATAGCAAGAGCTGGACGCTCGGTCTGTTCAATAGTAAAGTCAACTTCTGAAAGTCGTGAACGAAGTGGAGCGATAATTCTGTTTTTAAAGTTACATGTGAAGATAAAGCCGCAATTGGCTGAATATTCTTCAATGAAATTACGAAGAGCTGGTTGTACATTTGCTGCACTGAGGTAATCAGCTTCGTCAAAGATAACATACTTTCTGCCACCACCAAGGGAAACAGCTGATGCGTATGTTGAGATATCATATCGAAGAGTGTCGATATTCACATTAAGCGAACCATTTTTAACGATATAGTCACAGCCCATTTCATCGAGCATAGCTTTAGCGACAGTAGTTTTACCTACTCCTGGTCCACCGGTTAGTAATAAGTTTGGTACACTTTCGTCGTTTACGAACTTACGAAAAGTGTTTTTCATTTTATCTGGAAGAATTGTGTCGTCGATAGTTTGTGGACGATACTTTTCTACCCAGAGTACTTCATTTGTTTTTGTTTGCATAGGTCACCGATAATCATAATATAAAATAAATTGAGGGCGGGGACAAGCGATTGCTGTGTCCCCTGTTCTCGAGAAAGGTCGTTGGTATTAGTCAACCAACTTATCAGCTAATTCACCAGTTGCTGGTTCAGATACATCAACCTCTGTTTCTCCTACATTGTTTTGTGGAAGATTTTGAGGTGCGTTTTGTCTAAGGAATGCTTCGATTTTATTTCTTAGCATACCTACACCAGCTAGTTCATTGCCTTGGAACCCGCCTCTTGTTGACACTACGTCAATAAGTTGCAGGACTGTAGAAAGATCGTTAAAATTAATAACTACCTTTTCTTCTTGCTGTTGGCCACCGAAGTTGCCTTGTACTGCGTCATTCATAGTTTCACCTATCCTTTATTATATGTTGACTTTGAATCTATTGCCACAAAGTAAGTGACGTTATCCCCTTTGAACTCTGAGATACCTTTTGAACAAATGGTAACTTTATAGTCCATCGGCATTAGTTTCAAGTTATCAGTTTTAATGATGACTTTAAACTCATCGTCAGTTTCACCAATTTCAACGCCAAAGTCATCTGCGTTGTCATTAGCACTGTCGATTGCTTTGAGATAGCATTTACCGCTTTCGCCAACGAATGCAATCTCGGTAAACTGAAGAACACCTGCTGCTTTGAGAACTGAAGAAAGGTCACTTTCTGTTACATTCACAACAACGTCTTCAGATGGTATATTTATATCTTTTTCAGGTGGAGTGTGAATCATTGATACGTCTGCATAGACATACTTAGTTCGTCTCTTACCTTCAGATATAATAAAGTATTTATCTCCAAACTCAACGTCTGGGTCATTATACAAGCTTAAAATTGACAGGAATCTAGATAAGTCGTATACACAAGCTTCGCTTGGTAACTCATCTGGGATTTCTGCAATTGCAATAAGCGTTTTTTCTGGAGTAATAGTCTTAAGAACATTACCAGGCTTCATCAAAATAGATTTGTTGATAGCTGTAAAGCTCTTGAGAACACTCAAGGTTTCGTTAGAAAATTTCATAATATAAATTTCTCCTGATTTATGAAAGGTTTATTATAACATACTTTTAGTAGTTTGTCAACCACTACTTATAACTCTTTTTACTAGAAGTGTTATCAGCAGTTGCTGTCACTCCAAGCTCTGCAATGGAACCCATACCACCTTTAAAGATATATGTTCCTGTATGGTTTAGCTGCATCCAAGGACACATCCAAACTTTCAGTCCCGCTTTACGGGCTTGCTTACAGAAGAAATAATCTTCTGATAAGTAACGCTTAGAATCTGGGTCAATAACACAATCAAAGAAAGCTGTAATTTCTCTTGTGCCATCAAATTGTTCGGTTCGTACATGGTCTGGTAAATAGGAAAGCTCTGGATAAGCATCACGATATTTCTCTAATGCTTCTCTTGAGATTAACATAAATCCAGTCCCTGCTTCTTGTACTTCAACTGGTTCACTTAGTTTAAACGATTGCATTCCTTTAACTGGATTAAATACAAAGTCAGATGTAAATCTTTCTAATTCAAATGGATTTTCATCTGCTTTACCCATCTGAGATGCTCTAGCTACTTTTTCCCAAGCGATTGTTTTCTTAGGATAAGGACCAGTTACAATTGGATATTCTTCTGGGTCTTGTAAATGTACTCCAAGTAATGCAAGAGCATCACGAGGATTAAATGCGATATCAGCATCAATAAACAATAAATGAGTACAATCGGATCTTAAAAACTCATCTACAATATAGTTACGTGCACGTTGTACTAAACTCTCATTAAATAAGAAATAATACTTTAATGGAATACCATGAGTAGCACATAGCATACTAAAATCGTTTGTGGATTTTGTATATAATCCAGTTGCTTGACCACCATACATTGGCGTACCAACAAAGATGCTATACTTTCTTAGCTCATCTGTTTTAATTTCTATTTTCATACGTTAATTTGCTCCATATCATTTTCAGCTCTTACAATTGCTTGTAGTCTGAGTACATCAGCTAAAACATCCCACGAGCTATCATGCTTTTTAAAGTTTCTATCCCAAGTAGATGTATCACTTACTGGGCAGAATCCATTTTCTGTTTCAAAATTAAATTTGGCGTCGATATAAGTTCGCATATCGCGCACCAAATAATATTTAAGGTATTCGTTTAAGTGGTTCTTACGACCTTGACTATCAAAAAGTCTTGTTAAAATAACTGGGTCAAAAGCATTACCACGAGTCCACCAATGGCCGATACCTTCATCAATTACAAGATTATGAAAGTTAGATACAAATTCTTTAACTGTTAAATCATGCTGTGTTGGCTTAACGCGGTCGCGAACTTCTTTAGATTGCTTTGACCAAAACTCTAGAACACTGTCTTCAATGACATATCCATAATCTTTAACTTGCTCTTGAACATTTAACTTAAATCGTCTTACGCGATTGATGTCAGCCATGGTATATGGATTGCGCGTAAAATCGTCCCAATCAAATATCATTACTGAGCAATCAACAACTGCACAAGTTGAGGGCTCAACACCCATTGTTTCAAAATCAAGTACTAATTGTTTTTTCATACCATAAACTCTGTAATATCTACTGTTGATTCCATATCACGGATACGTTGTGATAAATTATCTTGTAACATATAAGAAGCATCTTCCATTGGCAATTTCTTTTCAACTGCTAATTTGACTTGAGCAGCCATATCCCTAGCAGTTTTGTAAGGTACATTCTGACAGATGTGATTGATACTTTTAGTTTGGTCAAGTAGTTCATAATCTTCAGGAAGGCCCATGATATTCATTGCTTCTCTATAATTTATATATCTATCTTCTATGGGGTGAGTTAAAACATGCGGCATATGTACAACAAAAGCACCAATATGTTTTACTGGAATAATTGTTCCACGCCACATTACACCTTTACCTGATTTCAATTTTTCGTATCGTCTTACACATTTATCAGCTTCACGCTCTAAGCCTTGGCCTCTCAT